GTTTAGTTCCTGTTAATCCAATCTTAAGAGTGGTGAGCCTCACAATCGAGGCTCACCGTTAGATGTGGATCACCCCCTTGCGCGAGATTCAACCTGTGATATTGCTGCGTTTAAAAATGACTGGCGTTTTGCCACTTTGTAAGCAATATCGGCTTTACCTCTTTTTTGTAGTTTGTGAATATAATGTCCAAGTTCTCTAGAGTCCTTCTTCAGTCGTTCAATTTGATTGGATTCTACCATAAACACTCCTTAGTTCTTTTTACTTTACTTGGATCATGATGATTCTTGGATTAACTGTGGAAACGCCTCCTTTACTAGATTTTTAGTCAACCCTTTCACAGGACTTTTTTTGTTAATCATAGACACTAGAATTTCAGCGTCTTTGGGGTGCACCGCCTCAAGCATATCGATGAACATACGCTCGCGACGAATAGGGTTGAGTTTGCTGCAGTCGCGCAAACCCTTTACGAAATATTTGAAATTAAGATGCTGTCTTAGCAGACTAGACGGAGGGCTGTCTGGATTATTTGGTGTGTACGGGGGCGTACCACCAGGAAGTTCCCACTGGATGGTGTCATCAAATGTACCGCGAAGAACATCTAATAGAGGCATGATTTCATTCGTTCTGAAAATCTCAATCTTTTCTTGTTTGGTTTTTGCTTTTTCAAACTTTTCTAGAATTTCGTACACTTCAAGTTTCTTAGCATAAGTTGCCATGATTAATCACCTATAGTATATTCTGTTCCCCGGACGCGTTATGCTTATTTTACACCACGAACCCGGAACTGTCAAGTACTTCCTTATTACTTTATTTAGCATTTCAGATGTTTTGAGTGAATCTTACAACCAATAAATTCGTTATAGTATTCTTCTCGCAACAACACATCGTTTTCGAATTGAGCCTTTGCTTCGTAGTAAGAGCATTCGCCTTTCGTCTTGCACAAGCGAAGAATCACTCTATGATAATTATCTATACCGCTTTGTTCAACAAGGTTCTTTAGTTCTTCAGAACTGCCATAATACTCTTTCCAGTCCGACTGTTTCTTGACTGTACGCTTACGCTTCTGCCCTTTCAGTGGTGGAAGTTTACGAATCGCCCAGAAGAATTTCTTACCTATGTACTTCTTGCCCGTACTTAATTCGGTAATCTCATAGACAAAACCCTGATAAGCACTGAGAAAGTCCTCATCAGGGTCGAAAGGCTTGCCTTCAAAATGCCACATTAATCAATTTCGATCTCTTCTACATCGATAGCCTCGTTACCACACATCGGACAGTGTGAAGGCTGTTCGTCTTCGTTCTCGACGATAATCAATGTTTCGGTGTTGCATAGAATACATTTCACTTCGTATTGTCTTTCTTCCATTATGCTGCACTCTCCATAGCATGAGATTCCTCTTCCCAACCCCAATCGCCTTCCATACCGACGACAGAGTATTCAGTAACACGCTTCTCAAAGAAATTGTCATGAGAAGCACCATTCAATACCCAATCAAGCCAAGGCAGAGGATTGTCTTTCTGCTTGAACTTAGTCTTGAGACCCAACTGCAACAAGCGTCGATCCGCAATGTGTCTTATATATGCGCGCACTTCTTCTTTTGTCAAGCCTTGCACATCATTACCTTTAAATGCTAGACTGACAAACTTGTCTTCTAGTTTGACAGCGTTGCTCGCCATCTCATAAATCTTAGACTTCAGTTCGTCATTGACAATGCGAGGATGCTCGTCGCAGAATGTACGGAACAACTTAGCATTGCCTTGAACATGCAGAGTTTCGTCACGGATCGACCACTCGACAATCGTACCCATGCCCTTCATTTTACCATGACGCTGGAAGTTCAACAGCATGACAAACGAAGCAAACACTGCTAGCCCTTCGTTAAACACAGACTGAGCGAGCGCTAGAGCAAGGCCAGTGTGTGTATTGATATCGCCCTGCTTCATAAAATCGATCTTATCCGCCATTTCCTTGTACTCCAGAAACGCGTGATATTCCTCGTCAGGAAGACCGAGGGTGTCGTTTAAAAGCGCGTAGGCGCGCTGGTGAACCGCCTCACGGCTTGCAAATGACGATAGCATGTTGCGCACTTCATTATTCTTGAATTTTGGAATCAGGAGCTCGTGGTAGTTCTCGCCGACTTGTACATCAGACTGCGTGAACAGCCGCAGGACTTGCGTGATGAATTCTTTTTCATCTTCGCTTAACTTGGTTTTCCAGTCCTGCACATCTTCGCTCAGTTCTGCTTCGTCTTCGATCCAATGGATCTCTTCATGCTTCTTTGATAGTTCAACCGCCCAGGGATACTGAAACGGTTTGTATGTAGTGCTAAAATCTAACAGTGACATTCGACTTCCTTATGTGTAATATTGGTAAATGTTTTCGTTAACATGCTCTAGTTCAAAATATGGATAGAACACAGGCTGTTTAAATTGCTGAGGTATTTTCAATTGTTTAATTCTTTCAATGTTCTTACTACCCCAATGCTTTTCCCAAAAAGCACTTTTGACTTTGTTCCACTTAGCATTGTATAAGTCTCTATTTATTTTCTTAAACACATCTTCGTTTTTTTCTAAGTCGGATCTATCAAATCTACGATTGTGGGGTCTTACATTCAGGTCAAGTATCTGATCATCGTGCCCTATAGGATTATAAATTCTGCCATGATCTCGGTCGTTCAAAGAGGTTTTGTCTGCATTAAAAGCCAGCGCTCTTGTGAAATAATCACCTTCTTGATATACCCTAGAACAAAATCTTTCATCCCATAACCCTAGAATCTTAATCGCGTCTATAGTATAACTGTGCAGAGTATCACCAGGACCACAAGTGATAAAGTTATATCTATCATGCCCTTCTACGATTTTGTGAAAGCCGTTCGGAATAAATGCTAAATCGTTTTGACACAGTACAACTAGATCAGCGTCAGGGTCACTTATCGATTTAAATCCATCGACAAGCCCGAAGTTCCAATCTCTCGCTAGATGCCCAGGTGTGTGCGCACCCGTGCGAGTGCGCTCAATTCTCAGACCATTCGTAACGAACTTTGTTCTTTCAGCAATCTTTGGATGGATTGCTATCTCTATAGGATACTGTTCTGCATTGTTTACGATTGTGATTTCAAAATCATAATCGCAAATACCACTATTCAAAAGAGTATCAAAGGTTGCTTGTAGTTCTAGATCGTTCTTGAATGTAACGAAATAGAGTTTTACTTTCATTCTTCGATTTTACCGTTTTCGTCGCACTCGGTGAGAACAAACTCACCATGAATTTCGTAATAACAACTGTCTACTTCAAATCCTTCGAACATTGGATTTTCGTCCCACAACACAGAGTTACCTTCTTCTTGTAGAACTTCCATCATTTCTTCTTGGGCTTCTTCATCAATTTTATCAGACATATTATAAAAATTATAATCTTCTGAACAGCCATCAAAGGTGCCTAGCATTTCATACTGATAGTCATCAAGTTCGATATAATCTTCACCTTCTTCTGGGAGCCAAGTGTAGTATTCAACATCGTCTTCGTCATATGCATCGCCGAGCAGTTCTTTTATTTCTGATTCAGTTTCGGGCACAGTGAGCATAAACGAACCTCCACGCCATAGAGTTTCGACAACAATGCGCGCACCATCTTCACGAACATAATGCTCATATTCAATCAGCGACTTCTTATACTTTGGTTCAATAATATAGTATTTCATAGTTTAGCCCTCACAAGCCTTGCATTCATCAGATTCTTCGACAGGTGCGTTATTTAGAAACGCCATAAGGTCTTCATAACCACCAATATAATTACCCCCAATATAAATTTGAGGAACAGTACTCACTTTTCTTCCAGTCACTTCTGCTGAGGTCTTACCGATTTCTTCAAGATCAATCTTATCAAATGGTATGCCACGCAACTTCAGTTCTTCCATCGCCATAGCACAGAACGGGCAGTTCTTTTTGCTATAGACAATATTTCTTTTGTCGTCTTGCAGTGCTACGCGCTCGACTTTCTCAGACACATTTTCTGCGCGAGACTTGGCTTCGGTGCGCAGATAATACAGACCCTTGAGCCCTTCTTTCCATGCCTTGATATGAACTTTATTTACATACGATTTTGGTGCACCAGCGGGAAAGAATAGATTCACAGATTGCCCTTGGCAGATATACTTTTGACGATCCGCAGCATGTTGCACAACCCAGGTTTGATCAAGTTCTTGTGCGGTCTTGAAGATGGCTTTCTCACCTTCAGTCAAAAATGGCAGGTGCTGAACAGAACCCTTGTTGGTGATGATTGAAGTCCAGTTTGATTCGTTATTCTCGCCCTTCTCGGTCAGCAGTTTATCAAGATACTTATTTTTCACCAAGAATGAACCGGCGCGAGTACGGTGTGTGTATGCGCATGCTTTGATAGGCTCAATGGATGGCGAGGTGGACAAGATAACACCACTGGACGCATTCGGGGCGATAGCGAGCAAATGTGCGTTGCGTCGACCGGTGCCCACTCCGTCAGGATATTCGCCTCGCTCTTGCGCGAGAAGTCTAGTCTCTTCG